CTCTGGAAATGAAGGGAGTGGAACGTAATCTTCGTTTTTAACGGGCAGAACTGGATCGGTTTCAACAACTTTTTCAATAGGTTCTGTGTCAAATCCAATTAATTCATCTAACTCCTTTCGTATTTCATCAACCTGTGCCTTTACTGTAGGCTTTTTATCTTTATCAGACATGTTACATTAATTTATATAGTATTTATCTCGCATTCTTGAACTTCTGGTAACCGATGCTGGGTATGGCGTTGTCAATTAAAATACCTAATTGATTATCTCTTACCACATATTGGTTTAACACGTTAGAGTGTTGTTCAAGTTCTATAGGAGTTGTAAATACTCTAATGTTGGTCATATAGGTTTTATTACCTCTAAGATGAAAATTAGAACTGGATTCTTCTCCACCCCATACCATTGGAGTCTGTATATCTTCTACTTTATCAAACTCGAGTATTAAATTGTTGTCATCTGATTGAGGTGACGGAACTCTTCGAGTATTTATTGAAGGGTCTAAACTGTAAATGTAAACTCCTAATTGTCTAAACTCATTATTAAAGTTTACAATTACTCCATACCATTTTGTTGGTTCTAAATTTATTCCATGTGTAAATGTTTTAACGTCACTTCCATGATAAACTTTAAGTTCATTATTACTAATATACATTCTCATTCCTGTTTCTCCCTGAGGAACTAGAGCCCTTTGATCGCCAAATAAGAAATATTCATTGGTGTCCGTAAATTTGAACTTCGGCTGAAACCATAGTGAAACAGCTAAATTAGAATCAGAATCTAAATCAGATTTTACATCATACTCTAAGGCTGTTGATAAGTCTGAAACGGATTCTAAATCATAGTAATTTTTACTAACAACTGTCCATCTGTTTTTTAAATCATAATCTCGAATATTCAAATCTGAATCAATATATTTTCTAATACCATCTCGATATGAAGTGGTAACTGTTTGAAACTGTCTTGGGTTTGTATCTTTTTCATATTCTTCTTTAATCTCTTCTCCGAAAACTTCTTCAATACCGGTCGTTAACGTGTCTGTTGCGGCATCAAATTCTCCTTTAATAACTGAAGACCTTTCTTGATATTTAACAAGCTTTATTCTCCAATAACTTGAACTGTGCATAAACTCGTCTGCGATATTTACCGAGCTTATTTCATACATCCTATTAATTAAAGGAATAAACATATAATCTTTTGACCTAGGTCTTTTACCTTCACCAAAAACTCTCTCAAATTCTTGTTGAACAATATGAATTTCAAATTCTTCGAAGTTCATTCCGAATATATCATACGTGATAGTCTCTTCTGGAAATGCGTTGTCAGGAACTAAAATCTTAACACTCTCTTGGTCAACTACATTATGTAGTGAGTATTCCATTAAGATAACATCTTTCGTTCTTGTATCAGGTTCAGTTCTAAAGTATGTTACATTATGTCCAAATATGTTACTAACTAAAAAGTTTAAATCTTTATATAGCTTTGTATGCTTTCCTAAATTGTAAGGTTGAAATAAATTAGAATCTGAACAATCATCTACTATTATATTTGCACACCCAGTATACGCATAAGGGTCTGTACAATCTGTACAAAATTGAGGACAAGAAGTTACACTTCCGCTTCCAGTCTCTAATATAAAGTTCATTGAGACTAGGGTTAACGTGTTTCCTGGTTGAATTGCAACAACCTCGGGTTTTATATCAATATAAAAATCGTTGTCTGGGTTTAATGAAAGAGATAATATATCTCCGAACATTTGGTCTTTGTTTAATTCTCTAAACTCTGAAAATGTTTTTCCGTCAACTGACCATCTATATTCAAAATCAAATCTGTTAGCATTATTTGAAGGTAGATAATATTCTATGTCATTAACTGTGAAATCAGGGGCAACTGTCAAATTCAATTCAATTGGTGACATGATTGTTGCTACTCTATAGGATTGGTTACCTATTAAAATGTCATCTCCTACATTTAAGATTTCAAAATTGGTTCTTTTTCCTAAAACTGTAGTAGACCCACTAACAGTACTTATAGTTCCTGTTAAGTTGAAAGGTTTAAGTCCTACAATTATTTCCCAATCTAAAACTCTGACAACGTCTTTGTATGGCTGTTGTAACGATGCTATAAAAAAGTCACCGTATTCATTAGCAGTATATCCTTTTACCATATTTGGTTTTCGCTTACTTTTTTCTATATATTCTTGAAAATAAGCTAGTAATCTGTGATTACGAGAAGTCTTGGATTATCACCCTCTATTTTAGGCTCTATCGAATCGGCTAAATAGTCTAAAAGTGCTATCTTCTTATTATTGTTATTTAACAAACCTACCCTTAGCTCTAACTTTCTTAAAAGCTCAACTGTCGTTATTCTACAGTATGGTTTGTTTTTTAAAATACCGGCTTTAACTAATTCTCTATTTAATTCTAATAAATCTTCAAACCTGTATGCGTTATACAATCTAATAGTTCCATGTAAAACCTTAAAATTAAATTTAATTAATGTTCCAGCTTGTTCTGTTTCTTCAATAATCCTAGAATAAGATTTATCCTTGTTTACTGTAACCTTAATGTATTTAAGATTGTAAAACTCATCGATTAAAGTTTGTAAGAAATGTATTGAAGTTGCATCTTTATGTAAAGACTCATATCCATTAGACCTTAGTCTTAAAATTTCAGAAGAATAGTTCTCTTTTAAAAGAGCCTTTATTTGGTTTGCGCTAACTAATATAGAGTTTTCATCTATTTCTTTATAGTCTACCTGATTTCTAAGTTCAGTGTAGAACTTATTATCAACGTAATTATATCTATATAAGGTTACGTCAACTACTGTTGGAATACTATTTAAATCAAATTCTATCATTTAATTAATAACTTGAATCGATAATTCTAATTTTTTTAAATTTTTATCTAGTTCTTTTGGAAATAGTTGTTGTAGCTCTTTAAATTCTCTAACTCCTATTTCATTCTTTTGCATATAAAATTTAACCACCTCGTCTTTTTCCGTATACTTAGATTTAGCCGATGCTATTTCTTTTTTGGTTCTTTTAGTCTTGGTGTAAATCCAACCAGGAACACCTCTGAACCTAGTGGCGACTGCAGCCCAGCTATCTATTACAGCAGCTGGATTTATTCCATTAAAATTAAATGCCTGTGCATTCGCAGGGAACTTAATTGAAAAGAACCTGTTTATCATAAAATGGTGTCTCTTCTTATTATGATTAGAAATAGTTTTATATTTAGAAGGTTTTGTAAAAACTATCTTAATGAAATCGAAAAGTTTAGTTTCATCTAGCATATAATCGGATTTATATCTTGTACTCTATTTTTTAGAAAGGTTTCTATCTTGTGTAAGTTTATTATACACTTGTATATAAACATCTAAGCGAGACTGATATGGATTCTCTTTAAGGCGCTTACTAACCTCTTTCGTAAGAGGGTTCACAATACCCTTAGCATGAGCATTCCACAAAATCTCTTCAATGTGCTCTTCGTTAGAAAAGCTCATTTAACCTCTTTGTTTTTGGCATTTCTTCAGAAGAAGCTTTTAATCCGTCAAACGCATCAAATTGTTTTGGAGCTCCTGTAGATTTTTTAGAAGTCCAATTAGTTCCTTCTAGTATTTTTTCCATCTGAGATAAACCTGGTATATTAGGCATTACATGCTCATCTTGCTCAACGCTTTTGAAAATTTGCTTTTGAATAGGTTCTGGAATAGTATTATAGTGTAATAGCATAAGGTCTAGGTTTTGATTAAACCTTATTTTTATTTCATTTATAGTACTCTTAGCCGTTACTCTATAGATTATATCAACTAATTTGTTAACTCTTTCTTTATTAAAGAAGTGGTCGATTTTAAAATCACCTTCTTCTTTCTTATATTGTTCTAATATTTTAATAGCCTGCTTTTCTGTTATTGAAAAGTTTCTAATTTTACCAGATGCAGTTCTCTTTTCCCAACTGACAACTGATTTTATATTATCAGACTTGTCGCCTTGTAAAATTTTAGTAAAGATAAAGTCATCGCAATTAATTTCTTCAATAGAAACCTTGTTCTTAATTGTCCATTCCTGGAAGTCTTCTTTTAATTTATCGTATGTTGCTTCGTCAGAACCTATGTTGAATAAAAGTTCTTCGTTAGACATTTCGCTTGTTTTTCTAGCATTTAATACTTTTTCAAATCCTTCGAATGCAATTAAGTGTCTTTTTGAATTGTAATACCATAAAGAATATGCGTCAGTTGCTTTATTGTAATTAACAAGTTGGATTAAATCCCTGTCACCTGTCCATACAATACAGTTTTTACCTTCATTGTTTAATTGGGTCGACCATCCAAAAAGAACATCATCAGCTTCTGCACCTGATACTTGATGGATAATTACACCTTTCTTATGAAGTATCTGTTGAAAATCAGCATATACTCCAAATACATTTTCCCAGTTAATTGAATCGTCATGTGTTCTAGTGCCTTTGTACTGTGCATCTGGGAACAAGTCTTTTCGCCAAGACTTTGAATCAACTGCAACCACAATCTGATCGACGAACAGTGTCATCTTTCTGACTTCGGATGCAAAATCAATTGACAACTTTCTCATAAGTTGTGCTTTATCTTCTTCGGTTCCCAATAGTTGTTTACCTTTCTTTCTTGGTAACACAAACAGACGACTGTGTAAGAAGTAATTACCGTCTATTATCAGGGTGTGTTTTCCTAGTTTCATCATATATTATTTATCTTATTTAGCTAATATACTAAATTCCGGCGACCTGTGGAAATTTTTTAGCAACTTTTTTTATTGTCTTACTATTTCCTGTAATTTATATACACAACTTAGAAGTGTTATCACAGGATCGATAACTTGATTTCTTTGCGCTTGATGCTCTGCTACTGTAATTGCAATTTGTGGAATAAACCTTGTAGCTACTGATTTTTCAGATTGAACATACTCAATAAACTCTTCGCCTAGAGTCTGTAACACATCATCAACTCTGTTAGAATACTCGCTAACTATGAGTTTATAGTTTTTAACAGGGTCTGTTTCATTAAATATAAGTTCAAAGACATCTTTGTAAACGGAGTTAAATCTTTTTACATCGTCAATTGTTATATTCGAAGTTCCCTGTGTTTTATATCCTTGTAATTTGTTAAGGGTACTTCTTAAATCTGGAAAGTTACGTCTTACGAATTCAACAAGAGCAGGCTTTTCAATAGTCATTTCTTCTTGACCGCAAATTTGATAAACTCGCTTAATATATTTTTTAGTCAATTCAGATTCTTCTTCTTTGTCAAAATCAAAATTAATTACTTCAAATCTTGAAAGAATAGGGTCTGGCAGCTTATTAATATAGTTACATGTTGCAATAAACCTTGAGTTACTTGCAAACTGTTCCATCGTAGCACGAAGTGCTTTAAAGAATTGGTCAGATACACCATCAACCTCATCTAGTATAACAACTTTAAATTTACCTTGGTCGTCTAACACTGACATTGTTGAACAAAAATCAATAATTCTTGTTCTAATAACATCGACAGAGGTATCTGTGGATGCATTGATGTAAATGTAAGGTAATTCAAATTGATTTACTAAGGCCTTTGCACAGGATGTCTTTCCTGTACCAGGAGAACCTGCAAATAACATGTTCTGTGTTATGCCATCTTTAAACTTTGACATAACTCTATCAGGTAAGATTAGTTCACCTAGGTCTTTTGGTCTGTACTTTTCTGTAAATAACGCGTTTATCATTGTACTTTTTGTTTAGAATTTATACACTCGAACAGCAAAATGTTTCAAGAATAAATACTATATGGCTTATAGTAAGAAATATCCTAAGTTACAGAGAACTGGAGGCAGTTATCCTTCAAACCGTTTCGGCATAGTTTTGTCAAATCTTTCACGACAACAAAAAAGATTGTTGATTGAAAATCCTATCATGGCAGAAAGAGCTAAAAGCGATCAATTTGTCCATATCATCTTTGAAATGTGTCAATATAGATACACAACTAAGAAGGACCGAGTATATTACGACTGGTCTACTGGAAAGTTTATGGAAATGGATAAATTAAAAGAAAACTATAAAACCATAGATTGGGTCTGTGCACTCTCTGGTAAACCTATCAGGGCTAAGACTGATAACTTCTCCTTAGAAAACTTTGTACATCCAGAGTATCATGATGTTCTGTCGTCAGCCACAATGGTTGATAGTAGGATATTAAAGTCTTCAGTTGAGTTTCGTAAACATGTAAAAAAACTCTTATTGAATCAACAACAAGAGTTTTTAAAATTAGCTCGTAAAAATTCTAAGAAAAAATTAGATTAATTTAGAAAATCTATCCTTTATAGAAGATGATTCTTTAATTAGTTCTGACATTTCAAGTTTCTTTAACTCGGCTTCTAACATTAGACCAAGTTTAGTTCCTTCAATTTGCCAAGACTCTTTTGCTAAAATTTTATCCTTTAAGGCTTTAGCTTTTTTAATTTTTTCTTTGTCTCCAGATTCTTCAGCTCTTTTAATGATGTCGTCAATCCTTTTAGTTTGACCTTCTTTAGAATTATCTGTTTTATCAACTGGTTCTTCTTTAGGTTCTTCGGTCTTAGTCTCTTCATCATCAGATGTTGACTTAGTTATTATTTCGTCATCATTATCTAGTGCTCCACCTGATTTTGGACCTTCATCGTCTTCAGAACCACTTTTACCAGAATCTTTCTTTTCTTTCTCGTCTTCAACCGCTTTAGTGATTTCGTCTTTTATTTCTGGATTATCTTCTTTTGCTTTTTCTAAGTTTTTCTCGTGTTCGTCTTTTATTTTATTGAGTCTTTCCTTTTGTCTCTGTTGAGCGTCTTGGATTCTTTCTTCTGTTTCTTTCTTAACATTATCTTCCATGTCTGAACCAAGGGCTTTTAACTTATATTCGGCAACTGAAACAGTAATGTCATCGATTAAGTGAGCTTTAAGTTCTTTTGACTTTCCTCCTTGTCCACCCATTGCAGTTGACAATTTATCTTCACTATATTTTTGCGCTAGAGAATCTTCAAATTCTTTCACAGGACCTTGAAGTTGTTCTAGTCTAACTTTCATATCCTCAATCTGATTATCTAGCTTCTTTTTAATATCCTTGCTCTTGTCTTTGTCTTTATCCTCTTTACCTGTTTTATCAACTGGTTCTTTAGTAGATTTATCATCTTTAGAAGGGGTAGTTGTAGATGTATCATCTTTAGGAGGGTTAACTTTAGATGTATCATCTTTAGGGGTCGGAGCTTCCTTTAATTTAGCTATATTAGCTTTAACCTTGTCTAGTGATGCGGTAAGCTTGTCAATTTGCGCCTGCATTTTTGGTTTAACTTCAGCTGGAGCTTCTGATTTCTTTTTTCTTAATCCGTCTATTTGAGCTTTAATCTTTTCTTTAGATTTTTCAAATCCTTTTAAGGCACCGTCAGCAAAAGACTTATTAGCCTTTGCCTTTGCTCCAGTGGCTTCATTAAGTTCTTGTCTCTTTAGTTCAAGTTGAGCTTTTGTAACCTCACTTTTAGCCAATTCCATTTTATATTGCTTGAGCTTGGCGTAATCAGCTTCCATACTCTTTCTGATTTTCTTATGCTTTTTAGCTGTCTTGATAGTATATGCTGCTCCACCTACAGTTGCAACTGTTGTTAAAACACCAACCTTTAAAAGTGCTAAAAGAGGGTCAGCATCTAGAACCTGTTTAATCTGGTCTGCAGTTTCTGTTACCATGTTCTCGTTGAGAGTCGGGTCTACAAGGTCATGCTCTTCTTTTAATTGTGTAGAAAGTTCTTCTAAAGATGCAAGGATAGCATCAACTTCTTTGATTACTTCTTCTTTGGTTGCTTCACTCTGTTCTGCAAGAGACTCGTTGACTGAATTGAACCATTTTCCAAATGTCTTCATGTAGTTTTAAAATTTAATTATAGTCTATATATTCCTGTAAAAAAAGAAAAGGGAGCAAATTGCTCCCTTTTCAAAAGTTATGGTATGTAACGTTATTATGATAAGTCAATAATGTTAGTCCAAGTTCCTTTAACTTCAAACTTTGCGTATTGAGTTTCAGGGTGGAATCCAGCTTCAACTAAAGCGAATCTAGATTTAACAGCTACTTTAGGAGCCATAGTTCCTTCAGCAATTGCCTGAACTGATTCAGCCATTAAGTAAGGCATAAATACAATACCAGCTGAGTTACCGTCACCTTTTCTACCAACTGAAACGAAGTAATCGTTCCATGCTCTGTTAGGGTCAGTGTAAACATTGACACCAGCAACAGCACCGATTGGGTAAATAGCACCTGCAGATTGTGCAAATGTATTAGCCATTGGGTTAGCAACGAAACCAGCGATCGATTGAAGAACAGTAGCAATTTGTGGTCCTACAACCGCAAAGTTACCAGCACCTCTTCTACCTCTGTTAGCGATTAAGTTCGCACCAGCTAAGATGTTAGTTAAGATTTTTCTTTGCTCAGAAGCAACAGTTTCACCACCGCTTAATGCCGAAGCAGCTTGTAGTGTAACATCTAATCCACCAGCACTTAAAGCGTTAGTTACGTTAGTAGTACCTAATGCGCTAATTTTGCTAAGGATTAATTTGTTGATAGACTGAGTCAATTCGTTAACTAATACTGACTCAACTTGAGCAACAGCATCAACACCGAATTGTTTTAAATCTTGAACTTGCTCTCTTGTAACAGCAGCAGCGATCTGAAAAGTTTCAGCAGCTACTGACTTGCTAAATAAAGAAAGTCCCATTAATTTATCAGGAGTTTGCTCACCAATCCCTCTTTCGAAAGCACTTCCATTGTCGTTTCCAGACATTCCAGGAATGTGGTCTTCTAGAGCTTTTACTAATTCAACAGAACCAGCATCTGCACCATAAGCTTCTAAGTCAGCAGCAACAGTAGCACTACCACCGTCTAATGTTCCAACTTTGAAGATTGATTTTCCATCAATTCTTGAAGAACCAATGTAAGTGTAGTCTCCATTTGTACCACCTGCAGCAGCTATATTTGCAGAACCTGCACCAGAAGCTTTTACATAAGTAGGAGCTTCAGAACCTCCAATCTTACCACCTTCATATACGAAGTCTAAGTAAGATAAAAGACCCATTGGTCCAGCCATTGGTACAACAGGAACTAAGTCTAAACCGATAGTTTGACCAGCAACCTGCATAGCTAATGGTAATAAAGAAGGTGACTTGTCACCAGAACCATCAGCAGTTGATACTGAAGAACCTCCAACACCCATTCCGGATGGTAGTTTTGCTCCTCCCATACCAAAGATGTTACCAGCATCTCCTAAGGACATGATGTTAGCATCTTCGTAAAGTTTGTGGTTGTGACAGTATTGTGACATCCACGCTAATTTGCCAGATTCAGTTATACCTGTTGCAGATTCGATGATCGGCGACCAAGTACTTCTAATCTCAGCTTCATTAATTAAATTTGCCATTTTGATTTTATATTTTTTTTATGGTTTTAATTTCGATTTACATTTTCAGATTTTTGCTTCTTATCTGATAATCGATTCTTTTCTATATATTTTTGCGTTTTTTAAAATTTCTTATTTTTTAAATTTTTTCGCAATACTTTCTTGAATTCCTTCTAAGTTATATGGTAATTCTTTAGTAGCTTCCTTAGATTCTTTCACTAATTCTACTTTTTCCATAACAACTTTGTTATCTCTAAGGTCTCTTGTTTGCCAGAAGTTTCTAACTTGATAATGTGTTTCAAGTCTGTGATACTTAGACTGTGCAATTAATTCTTTCTGTTTATTTTCAGAAAGAGTTGCCCATTTGTCTTTGTATTCTTTTGGCATCATTGTAATAACATTAGGTTCGCTAGTAGCTTCATCAGTTACTAATGAAGAGTTCCATAATGTTGCAATTTGAGATTCAGTTAAGAAACCTTTACCTTCTACGGCTTTAGTAACTTTAGACTGGTCTTCTTTTGAAAGTGAGTTAAATTCTTCTTTCTTTGCCTCGTTGATAAATCTAAAGAAGTGTGGGTCTTTAGCAGTTTTAATTTCTGCTTTTTCAATAAGAGCTTGAAGCTTTTCAGTGATTGAGTTTTTATACTCTTCAACATGGTCTTCTTCTTTTTCTTCTTCAACTTCTTCTTTTTCTTCATCGTGCATTTCTTCAACTTCTTCTTCAGCTTCCTCTTCAGCAACTTCTTCAGTTTCTTCAGATTCTTCTACTTCTTCAGCAGCTTCTTCCTCTTCAGCAACTTCTTCTTCAGATTCTTCAGATTCAACAACTTCTTTAGCTCCTTCTTCTCCGTCAACGATTTCAGCTTCAACTTCAGCAGCTTTATCCTCTGCTCTGTCTTTAGCGTCTTCCATTTCTTCTCCGTCGAATTCTTCTTTTTCAGTTTTATCAACTGGCTTTTCTTCTGGTTCTAAACCAGCTTCTTCGCCGTCTTCTAAGATTAGGTTATTGTTAACAGTTTCAGCAACGTACTCTGCATATTCTGTTACTTTTTCTAAGTTTTCTTTCAAGTACTCTGTATACTTTACAACTGCGTCAGCTTTTAAAGCACCTTCGTTGTAAGACTCTGCTAAATAATTAGTATAGTCTTTCACCGCTTGTGTAGCTTCTGCAACATGCTCAGTATATTCAATAGAGCGCTCTACTTTTTCGTTTAATTCTGTATTAGCAGTAATGTTTTTATCTACATTTTCCGCTAGGTAATTAGCATACTCGATTGATTCATCAAGTTTTTTAGCAAGGTATGTGCTGTATTCCTTTAAATTCTCCATCTCACCTTGTACACCTTCAGAACTTTCAAAAGCATTAAAAGATTCTTTAAGACCTTTGATTTCTTCAGATAGGTAAGCTGAGTATTTATTGAAATCTTCAACACTTACGAATTTTGATTCAGCCATTTTTGTTTTAGTTTTATTTTCGGTAGTTAAAAGTTCTTTTCTAGGTTCAATATCGTAAATGAACAAATTATCGTCATTGTTAAAACCAAATGATTCATTTACTCTTTTCAATTCAGCATTTTCAAATCCAGGGTCTGCTACTAAGTCGTATGTAAATAATTGCTTAATCTTAACAGTTCCATTAGATTCAACAGTACCTGCTGCTCTTGATGAAATTTGTAATGGAACACCAGCGTCTACTAATGCTTTAGCTTGTCTCCCAGCTTCAGTATCAAGTAGTCTGATTTTTCCTTTTACTTGTTTAGTTTCAGAATCATAGTTTAATTCCTCTATAATGTGAGAAACGTTCTTTAATGAAACGTCAAAAGTTTGTGGGTGGTCTAGTTCTCCAAGAAGTTTAGACGACTTAATTTTGTCTTGAAGAGCTTCAATCTGGGGAAGATATTCGTCTTCCGTGTAGATTCTATTGTTTCTGTTCTTTTTGTCTATTTCGCCAAAAGTGCCCTCAAGTACATAAGCTCCGTCGCTTTTTTCAAACTTCAATTCACCTGAAGACCTTTCCAGGATTAGAAGGTTTTTTAATGTACTCATAATTATTCTAGAATATGTTTGTTGTATATATCTTTATAGAAAAATGATTTTTTCATTTTTACGGTTTTATGACTCTAAATCGGCAAGCTCAGATTCTATATCATCTTCAGGCTCTTCAGCTGGAACTTCAGCTGGAACTTCTCCTGCTTCTCCGCCAGCTGCCGCTGCATCTTCCTCTTCTTTTTCTTTTTCAGCTTTTTCAGCATTTTCCTCTTCTTGATATTCATTATAGAATTTAATAAGAGTCATTATATCAGCTTCAGTAAATGAGCCGTTTCCGTATTCTTTGTAGAAGTAATCTTTGAATTCTTTTTCTGACGATGCGTCAATTATTACACCTAGTATCTCGGCTCCTTTAATCTTTTCACCGGAGTCTAATGTAACGTCGTCAATTACGACATCAGAGTCTTCACCTGCTTTAACAGCATCTTCTTCAACACCATTAACAAATTCATTAAATTTCTTAATTGTTATAGGTGCATACTCAGAATCTTCTGATTCGTTAATATAGTTTGAAAATTGTTTTAAGTTTTTCATAATTACTTTATATATTCTGTTTAAATGCCGCCCATATCCATTGGGTCTACTTCTGGCTCTTCAGCATCTTTAGCAGCTTGTCTTTGCTTGTATGCCGTATTAGCCGCTTTATCATCCGGACTTAATTTTAAGTATCTGTCTACAAGGAAGTCCATATCGAAGTAATTCTCTTCTTCCATTGTTACTGGGTCTGTTTTAACCAGAGAGTCTTGCATTGTTGTAATGAAGTCTAGTCTCTTTTCCATGATTTCCATTTGCTTTAACTCAGCAAACATATTTTCTTCATTAAACTGAATAGCTATTTGTGTTCTAAAGTTAGCATCTTCCTTAAATTCAGGAAATTTTAAACACATTTGTAACCATAGTGGTTTTACTAAAATTTCTTGCCATGTAGAACGTAATCTCTTTATGAATTTAGAGAACTTAATTTCATCTCTAATCATACCATCCGCTGCAAGGTTATAGTCACCTCCACCGTCTTCATACATGAACCTGTTGAAAGGAATTTTAGAAACCATCTTTAACTTATCTGAGAAGTATTTAAGTGCCTCTGTGTCACTTAATTCTGGTCCATCTCCACCGAGAGTTTCAATCTCAGGTTGTTCACCATCCTTAGAAGGCAACCAGTACTCTTTGTTAAACTGTAACATTGGTTTACCGTTTGTAGTAAGATTTGCGGATTCCCAATCAAAGTCAACCACTTATTTATAGTTATTCATCAGCTGTGCAAGAGATTGTTTTGCTCTTGTTTTAGATTTACCACCAACTGGAATAATAAATTTCATTCTATATGATGAGTTTGTAACGGCCCAGATAACTCTAGTGTGTTCCATTATTCTCATCAGGTTAAACGCTCTAATTAATCTTTCAAGATAAGAAACTCTAGAAGCGGTAGTTACTGAAGAATAGGAAAGGTAAATAATTTGAGCATCATATAAAACTCTTTCTTTTAAAGGATCGTCTTTAAATTGAATCCAAACTTTTTTACCATCATCTTTATTGTAACCTGGCATTAAAGTTACCGGGTCTATTTCTTTAAAACCTATAATTTCAGTTTGTTCAGGATTGTAAATAATCTCAAAAGATAAGTAACCATCAACTAAAAATTTTCTGTAGAAATACCAGGCCGATTGGTCTGTGTTAAATCCAAAATATTGATATAAGTCTCTATAAGATTTATTTAAATACTTTTGAACTTCATCAGAAACTTCCATTCCAATAATTTCTGGATTTCCAATAAAGTTTTTGTTGTCATATACTATTGATTCATCACAAAGAATATCTAGTATATCTTCTATTTCGTCATAGGTTGAGAACTTTCTAAGTTCTTCTCTCTTATTTACATAATTTTGGTCAAAGAACGGAATGTTCTTTCTCATGTTGACGTCTGCCATTGATAATGCTGCAAAAGCACCATACATGTCGTCACTATCAACGCCAAACATGTTCATTTGGCCGTAACCAAATTCATCTTCTACTGGACCTATCGCCTGTGATTGTTTTAAAACTAAATCGTCATAGTACATACCAAACGAAGATAGTCTCTTTAAACTATCACCTACTGTAAATGGTCTCTTTTTGTAACTAAGTGGGCCATTTCTATCTACGAATCCTGCCATTGTTGTTTAATTAAATTATTTTCTTCTTCTTTTATATATTTCGTTTTCGATTGTATTCTTCGAATAAAACTCTCAACATCATCTTATTAGCTCCTTCAAGCTCTATAAAGTCACAGAGTGCAATTTCAGGCCATTTTGAATATGATACAACTGCCTGTTTTGCTTTTCTGTTTGTTTTATATCTTCTTATTGCAAAGCCAAAGCCGTATTGGTCTAAATATCTCTTCACTTCATCATAAGTTATTCTAAGAGACTTTTGTCTACTAGCATTATATTCTTTACTCCCGGTGCTAGCTGATTTTATACGACCTTCTAGGGTATTATATAAATCGTCTAGCATTTTTTCTTTTATTTTTACTGGTAATAGATTTAAGTTAATTCCTATATCATCTCCTGTTGGCGTAGGGTCCATTGCTAAAACAACTGGGTTCCTGTCATACCATTGTAGGTGTTCTGTTACCGGCTTATATTCAAACACATATATTTTTCCTGGTTCAAATGGATTTCTAGTGTATGACGCTGTGTCATCTTTTCTAGATCGTAAAGAATCGGAAAACCAAGCTTCAGCCTGTTTCCTGGCTCTACTCTTTCCTTTAGCATCTCTACTAAGCTCCTTTATTCTATTTTTTATGTAACCCATTTAATATAGTGTCTTCTGTTAATACTATGAATTTATAGCCTAAATTTTCACAGTACTCTTTAGCTGCATTATATTTATCCATATTTCTAACATACTGCTCTGCTAAAAACTTATAGGATTCTAATGCTTTTCTTGAATTTTTAGTGGGTGGGCTTGGTTTTGTTATCTGTGCCTTAGGTTTTATTTCAGCAATGTATTGTAAATCGCTTCCATCTTTCTGCTTAGCCCTAAACCAAAAATCAGGATAATACTTATGTGCTTTATTATCCTGTCTAGACCAATATTTAATTTCAACTGGTTCACTAGACCATTTTGTAATGCCTTCATGTCCATCACACCATATCATAAACTTTCTTTCCCATGAGCTTCTATAGATTATAGGGATAGGACCAATATATTTGTCAGAATTATTTGGTTTAAAATAACCCTGATTAAATCCAGAGTTTTTGGTAGGTTTGACGTTTTTAATAGACATTAAATACTATAAATACCCGTTTGACTATCTTGATTTCCAGATTTATCAATGGATAAGGTTCCTTTATATTTTTGAGGATGTATTTTATTCCACCCTTTAGCGTATCCTCTCTTTGCTATCTCCGTAAAGTATGCAAACGCGTTTGTGTATTTCGGATTAAAGTTCCTCCAATACTTTAATAAATCTAAAACGGCAAACTGAAGACAATCCATTCTGTCATCTTCATTTACATATCTCATTTTATTAATAGTTCTTTCTGCCAATAAGATTAACATCTTTTCTGCTTCTTTTGTTAAAGCGTCTTGGTCTTTAGATATAACTAGCTGATCGTATAAATCTCTGTTATTTAGGTAATTCTTTTTTCTTTTAGCCACTCGTTTTATTATTTTTTATTCAACAACTAGGTCACCTACTTGTTTAGAGTACGGTTCTTTTTCCCACAAGTTGATAGCTATTGCATGCCTAACTCCTTCAATAACTGGAGTTACTTCGTGTAGGTATTCACCTGCATTAAAAATTATGAACCTATTTGGTTTTGCCTTTATTAGCTCTGGGTTTTCACCTTCTTCAGTGTAAATTGCCAAGTCTCCTCCCCTAAAGCTTTGGCCAGGTGGGTAGTATACACTTCCCATTATTGGAGTAACTATTTCGCCGGTCTTTTTGTGCAAAGCCTCATCTTTGTCAAAGTGTGTAGGTAAATTATCTTTTACACCATCTTCTAATGCAGAAGGGCTCTGTATACCTGTCCAATATTCAAATCCTTCGATAGAAAAGCTTTCACTAAGAGGACATGCATGACCCCATACATATTCAATTATTTTTTTAGAAGTGTTATTTGATGGTGAATTCCACCAACCATCATACCATTTATATACGCCCCTATCCTTAAAAATTGTGTCGAAGTTTTCATCAATTTCTTCTAATAAGGATTTGTCTTGGATGAAGTTATCAAATACTGCTATCATTGTAATGTGAGTTTATTAGTTATTATACTAAAATAACTGATTTTGTTTATATTGTATACAAACAAAGAAGGGGACCGTTGGTCCCCTTTTTTAAATTAAATAAGATTGGAATTAAGCTTTAAGCTCTGCAATTTTATCTTCCCAGGTTTTAATCTCCTGATTGATTAAAGTGTCTGCTTCTTTAATTTCTTCAACTGATTTATCTGCATCAGCTAATAAATTTCTCTGGTCTTTTAAGAATGAAATCATTGATTCATATTGTTTTAATTCACCAGCTATTTCAGCTTCTTTAGATAATTCTCCATCTACCATTTCTTTTAAGAAATCAAGTGCAGATTCTCCAGTTTGGTCTTTAACATACTCAACTGCTTTATTACCATTTTCAGCAACAAAGAATTTAGAAAGTTTAGTATCGTTATTATATCTTGAAACGTAAACTTTTTCATCTACTTTAAATAAGTCTACAGTTATATTGTTTCCTTCAAATCCAGCTGCAAAATCTAAAACTATATAGCTTTCAACTAAAGAAGGAAGTGATTCAAAAAGTTCAGCTAAATTCTTATGTGCATATCTAACTGCACCAGCTGCCATTACATGCTTAGAAAAACTTTGTTCTTCAGATAAGAGAACCTCAGTTTCACCCCAGAAGAATTTATTTTCTTTAATATTGTATGTAAATTTAGCACCTTCGTGATACCATACTACTTTTGATTCGCTAAACTGAAAGTTTTCGAATGCTTGAACGCTAGGGATTAAAGATTTGTTTACTTCTTTTTGCTCTAGCTCTTTTAATTCATTAGAAGAATTTAACTCAAATACTCGTCCATTTACGTAGAACTGTACATTGTCTTCTATCTTAACGAATGGAGAAAGAATGTTGTTATTCATGATTTTTATATTTATTTTCTTTTTGTATATATTCCTTTATTAAAGGTCGTTTTCATCTATTATATTGGTGTCACCTGGAGAAGGAGTTCCGTTTATATCTAAGTTCTGAATGATGTTAGATTTAATTTGAAACATTCTCTTTCCAGCATGTGTTTCTGTATCATACTCGAATGAAGGTATGAATGTATTTACCTCGAGTGGAAAGGCTATTTTATATTGCTCTTTATCTTCGAATGTAAATTCTATTGGTCTTGCTATTTCATAATCGTCTGGCATCGAGTAATAGGATGATAACCTGTAAGTACCTTCATTCAGATGTCCTACTTCTACGTTAAAATAGTTAGACTTATAGAGTCTTTTAATCATAGCCTCGGTTAGTTTAAATGCATCTAGTGTAGATGAAACTAATATTTCAACATCAAACCCTAGAGTTATGGGTATCATTTCAAATTCTGAAACATAGCCTTCCATTCCTCCTTCTTCATTCATCTTAGTATATTGACCTTGAATTCTTTTATTAACCAGCTTATCAGCATTTATTGACATGCTCGTCATATTAGCAACTCCTCTTGGCACAACATCATAGTTTCCGTCAGCAAACCCTGGATCGGGTACACAATCCGGACCTGTTGGTGTCTGAAATAGAAAATTGTCTCTTAGAAATTCATCATCTCCTGTAATAGAATAATAGAAAGGAACGTCAATAATACTTCGCTTATTATTGCTTAATTGTCTATGGAAAAAAACCTTGTTGTTTAAATCCGCGAGAAGACCTACTATTATATGTCTAATAACAGAATCGTCAGTGTTAAATTTTAAATTGTAACTAGCCATACACTATATATCTTATTCAATTGTTTCTATATCGAATTTAGAAAAACCGTTCTCTCTATAGATTTGGATTTTTTTATCGAATAATTCATGTGGAAGAGTTGAGTGATTAATCACAAATGTATTTATATTAGACTCTTTAATTACTTGTCCTAAAATCTTAATAATATTATGGACACCGTCTGCATCGACAGATGATAACAATTCATCTAAGAATAATAGATTTAATTGAGGAAACCTTAATTTTAAGATTTTAATTATTGCGATGATAATAATAAAGTCTGCTTTTTTCCTCTCACCTGTTGAAAGGGTTAGTGGATTAATTTCTTCTCCTAAGTGATTTATCAAGCAATCGAATTTTTCATCAAACCTAATGTGAAAAGGAAGGTGCATCGTCTGTGTCATTGCTGCAATATTTGCATTCAACCCAGGAAGAATTGTTTTAATCGCTAAATTTTTAACACCATCTTCTCCAAGAACTTCTTCAATAGTTTCTAAGAAGTGATAGTCTTCGGTTACATTGTCTTTTAAATTAGCCTTAGACTCTTCTTGTTTTTGAAAATCAGAAATGATTTGTTTTAAATGGTCGAAATCAGAAGAAGTATCCTTGTCTTTAAGAGATATTAATTCATCTTTAAATTTTGACATATTAAACTTATGGTCAGTTATTTTAGACTCAATATCTGTTTTTGTAAAGCGGACTGATGAAAGCTTTTCACCTATTTCATCCATCTGTACTTTGATTGTTTTTATATTTTCTGTGCTTTCATTTATCTTTTCACTGAAAGTAGATTTTTGAGATAAGTGCCAATCAGAAGTTAATTTAGTTTCACATGTAGGGCAATGACCACTTTCATATAATTCTAGCTTCTTTTTCAAGTAATCTATTTCTCTCTTAATATCTGAAGCTTCTGACCTTTTGTCGTTATGTTCAGAGTTTAAAGAATCTAAAATATCTGTTTGGTCTGTTTTTAACTTATTTAAATTCTTTAGCTCTTCATTTAACCCAATAAGAGTGTCTTTTAATTCTTGTATTTTACTGCTATCTTTTTCAGTTTTTTCTGCGAGAAGTTGATTTAATTTCATATTAACTGAAACTATACTCTCACTTATCTGATTTAATTCCCTATCATAAGAATCTAAGTCTGTTTTTAATTCTCTCCTATCTTCTTTAACTTGTTGTTGCATGTCATTCAGCACCGAGAACCCGAACATCCTATCAATAATTTGTTTCTTATCATAGTTAGACATAGTTAAGAACGACTTAAAATCATTTACAGAAAGAATGATTATATTTTTAAACACATGGTAAGGTATACCGAAAATTTCTTCTTCTAAATATTCCTGTACAGATTTTTTACCTGCTTTATCGAACTCTACTCCGTTTAAAAGAACTTTAAACTTGTTAGGCATAAGCCCTCTCTCTATTTCAACAACAGTGTTCTTACATGTTAATTTTATTCTAACCCAAAGGTCTTTATTAATTCTATTTGGAATATCTCCTAGCTTTACTCCTTCTACCTTTCCATATAGTGAGTATACTATTGCATTTGCGATAGTGGTTTTACCGTGCCCATTTTTACCTAGAGTCAAAAATAATTCCGCCCTATCTTCTCTAAATTCTATCTTCTGAATTTTGTTTCCATAAGAGGCAAAGTTTTTAAATTCTATGGATTGTATTTTCATTCTGTTTCGTAGTTATAGACACAAAGGTCGTGCAAAGATTTTAATTTGTTTTTTACCTTTTGTTTCATTTCATCTTCAGCTTGCATACCGTCAACGTACAAATTACATAAATGTAATATGTTATAGTTTTTATACATGTCCTCTATTTCGTCCATGTCATATAAGTCTTTATCTAAAAATGTATCTTGTTCATATATGTTAGGTTCTATTTTTCTACCTATCTTTTGAACTTTATTAATAAGTCTTCCTAGGGCTGAAGTTGTCGCTATATTGGAAGGAACATATAAGTCTACGAAGTTATTTCTGATGTTGTCTTTAAATTCACCCAGGGTTACATTGTAAAGTGAGGTAAGATAGAACTTTACGAACTTTGGTGATATATCATTCTCAAAGAAAGTCTCTTCCATGGTGTCTAAATCAACGAGGTCAAACCCTTTAGTGTTACCTGAATCTGATCGTGTCAATTGATAAGGAGTTCCAACCAACCTTAACTTTCCTTTAGTTTGTCTATAATGAATATGGCCTGAATATACTGCATCGAAATTCTTATATGAATTGGTGTTAGTTCCTTCGTTATTTTTAACTTTAGAATTTAATTTTACACCGCTAACTTCAGAGTGACAGAAAACTAGATTAGCACTAGGATATTTAGCCAATGTTTCCGCTTCATGGTCAGAGTCTCTTCTCCATGGCATTAGCAATACCTTCTTTTTGTTCCATGTATACACCTTTGGTTTTTTATATACTTGTACATTAGGAATCCACTTTAAACTATCAATAGAACTTACTTCATTAGATTTTTTAGCCCAAATGTCATGATTACCACAAATAACATGTACTGGTAGAATTTCACCTAGTCTTTCGAACAAATCAACGGCATAATGTAAAACTCTTAGATTAATACTTTGCCTATTATCAAAAGCGTCTCCAACCTGAACAAGAATATCTCCCTTTCTTACGTTCTTTTTAAGAATAGGGATAAATTTGTTCTCATAAAAATCCTTTTGGATTTCTAGCCATTCTAAAGAATTGGATCGTACGCCTAAATGCATATCTCCTAGTACCCATATTCTTTTTACAGGTTGTTTTATATTTTCATTACTTATCATAAATTAGAATAAGCGATTTATGTTTTTCTTTTGAAGAATGTTTGTTCTTTGGTCTAGTTCGGAGATTAAATCTTCTTTAAATTTATTACTTAGTGAAGAATAAAATTTAGTAGGATTAATGTTAAAATAATCACATAGCTCTGAAAATAAATCTATTAGAGAATAATTAGCTTCCATTTCATCCGATACATACTCATAAATTTCATTAATATCCATTTTCTTAAGCTTCTGTACTTGCTGAAACTCATCAATCTGGTTAAAGATTTTAAATCTAGAGTTAGTAATTAGGTCATGTATTTTATCCCTAATCGCAGCGCTTTCTATTTTTTCTTCTTCGCTTCTAGTGTCAGTAAATTGAGGTGCAAGTTGAAAAGAAATACTTGAATCTAATTCAAAGCCTGTTTCTTCAAATGTGTTGTCGAAAATTTTGTCTCTTTTATGTCTCATAGTTTAAATGGAATGGATATTAGAATTTCCAATATCATCGGTTTCGGTTAATTTCATTATTGAATAGTTGATGTTTAATTTACATTTAGTTCCTTTTCCTTCACCATCTCTTATCTTTAAAACTTTCAACCAATATTCATAACTAGCTCTCATCAAGTCATCTTGTATGATACCTAGCATTACATCTGCAGTGTGTGAAAGACCGGCGGATTCGGCAACATCACCCATTCCAATATCGCTGGAATTGTAATTGTTTCTATTAATTTGAGTAGCAGTAACTATCAGCCATCCGTTTCTTACACCCATTGCTCTTAAATCTTCTGCTATTTGTTTAATCTTTAAATAAGTATTTTCAGAGTTTGGGTTTCTAAAGTTAGAAAGAATGTTAATATAATCAATCACTACACATCCTAATTTTATTTTTCGCTCTTCTTCAATCTGTTTTAAATAAGCTTCAATATCAGATACTGTTGCCTGTGATGTTGGAAACTGTTTAACAAAAAGTTGACCAGGCGGTGTTAAACCATCTCCTACTTTTTCCAGCTTTCTTTTCATTAAATCCTTGTTCTGTGCTTTTTCCTCATATTCATTCATAGGAATTCTTAAAAGATTAGAACCTATACGTTTCATAAATTTATGAGCTGACATTTCAGCTGTTATCACAGCGGTGTTAACTCCCATCCTAACAAAATTTGCTGCATCATTAGCAAGGTAAATAGATTTACCGATGTTTTGCTCACCAACATATACTACCAAAGAACCATCTTTGTCATATCCACCGGCTAACAACCTGTCTAAAAAGTTATAGCCTGTAGAAACCTTTACGTTTCCTTCTTGATGGTGGTCTTCGGGATTAAAGAAGTCTAATCCTAGGTCTGAATTAAATACAATAGAGTTCCTGTCATTAATTAAAGTTTTAACTTTAGAAACTATATTATCTACATTCTCAGGTGTAACTTCAGTTGTTTTTACATATTCAATAGTATCTAGTAAAGTGGCGTCAAAGTTACGCCATTTAATCCATGCTTCTGCAGTGCTAATCAACCACTCTTCATCATAGTTTGCTAGGCTGGTTTCATATATAATTGTAACCAAGTCTTGTTCGACTTTTGATTTTATCTTTGGATTCTGAAGAAGCAACTTCATTTGGTCTTCAGTAGGTGTTTCATGAAACTTATCATAAAACTTATTAGCCAAGTAATGTAACATGTCAATGTCCTCAGAGGTGTAGAAACCTTTTCTAATCTTATCTAAATACTTTGGTTTTTCTAAAGACAGTTTAAAAAATATCTTTTCGAAGTCTTGGCTAAATTTCATTATCTTATTTTTATTCTTCTACTAAAAAGTAGCAAATTGTTTTTAAACGAAAGGATTAATTAGAATTCTAAAAGCTTCTTTTCCTTCGTTAAAGTTGGTTTGTTCTATTAACCCCAATCCAACGGCTTGCTCTAAACCTTTATCAATATTGTCTTCTTTTCCTTTTGCGTAATATGCCGTAAAGGCGTGTTTAGTAAATGTTTCTTTTTGTCTCTTAGGTTGTCTGACTGCTTTACCAATTATTACATGCATAATATCGAAGGCGTCAGGAAAAGACTCTAGCTCTTCCTGTATGCCTAAGACATATTTGATGGGCAATTTATCCTCGTTAATTACGTTGATGTTTAATTCCATTAGTCTGCAGAAAGCATTTCTTCAACATCAATTTGACCAACTTCTGAGTTGTAATTGAACAACGGTTCAATTGCACCATCTATTTTCTTTAATACTTCATCAGTAAAAACTTTAGAAGTAAAGAATTCTTTATTAGATACAGTAGTATCGAGGTGTTTGCAAATCCAAGTTCTTGAAGTTGCCTTTGGAATCTTTTCACCTTTTACTATATTTCCTCTTGTAATTCCACAGGTATCCCAGTCAACGTAATGCTCTAACCCAACATAAGGATTCATACCTTCTGTGAAGTGTAGGTGAAATTTAATTGGATGTGGTTTTGCAAATCTATTTTTATCTGGCTTTGCGTTTACTACAATACCTACCTTCTCTGCACCGTCTTTTAATTGAGCTTTGTTAAGCATTAATACAATAGATGCTGCGTACTCAGGCCCTGTTCCACCGCCTGCAACTTGTCTACTAATAAAATCTTGAGTCCTATACGTATGATTTGTAAATAAGAAAGGAATTTTTAAATCTGCTAAAGGTGTCATGATAATTCTAAAGATTGACTTTAAAATTTTTGACCTTGTCATATCTGATTTTTCATTACCAGAAACTGCATCATCTATTTCCTTTGCAGTTGCTAAATTACCAGCTGAATCTAAGACCATCATAATCTTAGGTAAGTCTGCTCCGTTTCTTTTAGCTTCTTGCATTTTCTTAGTTATCGTAGTAACGGACTGTCTGAATTCCTGAACTGTATTAACGGGTTGATAGTTTACTTTAGTTGTATCAATTTGGAATTTTTCCATCTGGTCTTTATCCACAGCCGCTTCTGAATCATAATAGATTACGTTGTAACCCATGTTGATTGCTTCTCTTACAGTGTTTAACATTAAAAATGTTTTACCTGTTCCTGAAGGTCCTGCAACAGAACACGATCTGTTGTTAGGCCACCCTTTAAAAAGAGAGCCTGATACACATGCGTTAAGGTGATAATTACCAGTGTGAATCCATTCAGTAACTTCTGAAAAGTTAGATTGATTCATTACTGAACCAAGTGGATTTAACTCTGCTAATTCTGTATTTAAATCGTCAAATGTAAATGTTTTATTTTTCGCCATTGTTAAATAATTTATTTTCTTTTTTTCTAAGAACCTCTAATTCTTTAATGAGTTCTTTAGATTCATACTCAATTTCTTTCATTTGTTTCTGAAGTTCTTCTAGCCTAGCATGAAGCTTCTGATACTTATGAATGAAATCTCTTTGTTCGGGTGTTAGATTATTAATATCAATCATAACCTAATACTGCGTCATCTCTATCTTCGTCATTAAAAATACTTAATTGAGATGGATTTTTTGCTTGCTCTAATTTCCTAACTTTCCAATAGGCAGCTCTAACGGCTTCTCCTAGTTCCATATCGTTTGGAAGCTTTTCTACTAGTTTTTTAATTTGTTCTATATCCATATTTTTTAAAATAATGAGGTTGAATAAAATAAGTTTCTGTTTAATCTCTGTAAGCTACATGCGGTTAGCACCCTGTTTAAAGGATCGATAACTGCTTTTTCAAATTGTGTTTCATAGTCTACTTCAGGTGCTATTTCATAAGGATGTTCACCTGGTTGATATGCATACATTTCACAGACGTTATGTTTACAATGATAAATCTTAAGTTTTTCACCGTTACCTATCATCTTATATTTGTTTTTATATTTAGGATTCTTATTCATTAGATAATTATAGAATCCAGCTGCTTTAACGTTAGGAGGACATTTTAAACCATATTGAAATTCTACAGTGTCGTCTACAATATACTTTTGAATGTTATTAGTCCTCTTGTTAAAGCTTATATCGTCTATGTTAGCCAATTTAAATTCTTTCTTACATTTCTTTAGGAAGTTAACTAGTTTTCCTAAAAGTTCTGCAGTTGGCTTTTCTGAAAGAACAAGACTTATAGCTTCTGTCAGTTGTTTTCTTGCAAGAGTCGGCGTCGAAGATTGAATAGTGTCAAATCCTATCGTTTTAATTTTCTTTAGACGAGGGTATCTTTCATCAATCTTTAATTTATCTTCCCATGCAATGTTCTGTAAATACTTTTTCTTTGCTAGCCATATACCACTGTATGCAATTGTTTCAAGTTCAAAAAATAAGAAGTTATCTGTATTTCTAGATTCGGCATACTTTTTCATTGCAGCAACAATATAACCTTTCAATCTAAAGTTATACATTTCCATAATGAATTTATCAATTGGTAATTTTTCACCATGCCAATCAATAGACTCATACATTTCTTCAAACTGAACATAGCATGAATCAGTATCAATATAGACTACGGAAGGTTTAACTAACTTATTTTTAATTTCAATGTTAAAGCGATTATGTACTTCTTTATCATTGTGCCAGAATTCTTGAAAATACTTGTTTAGTATTTTTTCTGAAAATAAAATAGCATCCTGTCCTTGCAGTGTAATAGACTCTGCAATCTCGATATTAAAGAAGTGAAACCACTTGTTACCAAATGCACCGTAAATAGAGTTAAGAGTAACCTTTACAGCTTGTTCATAGGCAGTGTATTTTGCCGACATTTGTTCGTAGTGTTCGGCAAGAGCTGTCATTTCATCCTTAGAAAGCTCTTCTTCTTTTCTTTCAAGTAGTTGTTCTAATTGCATACTTAGTCGCTAGATTGACATGTTGCAATAGTTAAAAGTGTTTCTGAATCAGAAGACCTGAACACAACACGGTTTGACATCACACATGCGGTATAATCTTCTTTATCTAAGAGGTTAATATATTTTTTGAACAATGTTACTTTAGTTTTTTCACCATCAAATTCAGGAGTGACAAGCATATTGTAAGTCTTACCTTTCATTTCAACACCTTTACCGTTTGCATTTATAGAAAACGTTTCTTCTTTATCTAAACCGAATAAATTTCTAACCTTAGAGATGCTTCCATAGTCGAAGTCAAATTTAAAGTCAGTAGCTTCCGTATCAAATATAGTTTTAATTTGTGATTCCGTTAGGTCTTTGTAACCTAATGAAGGCTCTGAACATGATAATGTAATTTCTAAGTCATCGTTAAAGATTTTAAATGTTGTAGCAACACAATCTTCTTCATTCTCTACAAATTCAATAACACCCTGAATAGACTCATAGTCAAATTGCTTGAATGCTTCAGTAATTTTAGAAGCATCGAAGAAAGCTATTTTTAATTCTTTTTCAGTCTTGATAGCATCGTCTTCTACTTGAAATACCTCGCTTAGCGCGATTCTATGATGCTTAACTGCATCTCTCTGTGGTAAATAAGCTGAAGCCTGAACTACACTGTCTTTAATTTTAAAGTAGACAAAGGAATCAATAACTTTAAGTCTGTTTACGAAGTTAATGAAATTGTTTTGGTCGATTTTACTAATGGAAATTTTCATTTGCTTTAATTGTTTATGATATTTAATAATTCTATTGAAAAATGTGGTTTTGTTTCAGAGAATTATTCTATCTGTCCAGCCATTTAAACCATCTGTTCATAATAAACCAGAAAGTAACTGCTATAGCTATTAGTTTTAAATATAACATATCTTTTATGTTTTTTTATTAAGAGCGAGGCCAGAAAGTAGCGAACTTCTGGCCTCTAATATCCGAGAACTATCTCGGTCCTAAGACGTGGTCTTCAAACCACACCTTTATCCGTCACATGCTATGCAATCTTCCATTGCATGTTGAGCAATATCTCCTCTTAAAACAGATTCAGTTCTCATGTAATAGAGAGTTTTGATTCCTTGTTTAAAAGCCTCTAAATGAACTTGATTTATATACTTAGGCTGTGCTTGATTTGGAAAAGCTAGATTTAAACTAACACCTTGGTCGATATATTGTTGTCTAATACCTGCTTGCTTAACAAGTTCCATTTGATTAATTTCTTTAAATGTTCTGAACACTTCTTTTAAAGGAATATACTTATCTTTCTCAAGTGAATTTAACTTTTCATAGGCTTTGTTCTTAATAGCCTTTTCTTTGCTTCCTTCTTCCACCCAGTACTCATCTAAAAATTCTAATCCTTGAACTGAACCTCCATCGGCTAATATTTTATCCCATGTTGATTTATTATTTTTACCGATAGAATCTAAAACATGTTCTAGAACTGTGTTTTTTCTAATGAACGTTCCTTTAGCTGTTTGTTCGGTGAATACATTAGCAGCCCATGGTTCAATCCCTGGTGAAACGTTTCCTGCTAATTTGGAATTAGATACAGTAGGTGCAATAGCCCTAAGGTGAGTGTTTCTCATACCTGTACCGACGCACCATAGTGGCTCTCCATATTCCACTGCTAAGTCTCTACTTGCCTTTTCGGTTTCTGTTCTTAATTGTTGAAAAATCTTTCTTGTTTCGAATTGAGCAGATAAAGAATCAAATGGAATGTTTCTATCTTGTAAATAAGTATGCCAACCTAAAACACCTAAACCTAAAGCTCTTCCTTTTTCGGCCGATCTTACTGAGTTTTCAAAGCCTCTCATATATTTAGCTTTTTGAATAAATTCCTGAAGAACTCCATCTAAAAACCAAGTTGCCGTATAAACTAAGTCTGTATTTTTCCATTCATCATATCTTCTAAGATTCACAGATGATAGGCAACATACGAATGAATGGTTCTCGTCAGTGTGTAGTGTAATCTCTGAACAGATGTTTGTCATATAAACCTTTAATCCATTTTGTTTATATGCATCTGGATTAGCTCTATTGATATTACCCTTATACATTACATAAGGTTCTCCGGTTGCCTTTCTTTTTCTAAGTAAAGCTGACCATCTCTTTCTAGCTTCCTTATCTCCTGCTTCTATTCTTTGCATATAACCGTCAGAAACAACCACACATTGATGTAAATTTAAACATTGTCTGTTTATATCTCCTTTAGGTTCTCTAATTTCTAACCATGTCCAAAAATCATCATGTTCAATATCTATATTAACTGATGCTGCACCTCGTCTGACTGAACCTTGATTAGTAGCTAAAATAGAAGAATCATATATTTTACAGAAAGGAACAGTACCGTCTGAAGTACCGTTTTGTGAAATGTTAGAACCAGCTGGTCTAATTTGATTTACACCAATACCAACTCCACCTCCATGCTTAGCCAACAACATCAGCTCTAAATTTTTAGTACCTATGTCATGGATAGAATCTGCAACATCAATCCCGAAGCACGAAATAGGAAGGCCTCTTTCTGTTCCCGTATTAGAAAAAACGGGAGTAGCTAAGTTTAACCATCCCTTCCACATATAATCAAAAAACTTACTAGCTAACTCGGGCTTATCTAGCCTTTTTGCAACTGCAGTAGAAACTCTCCAATATGCATCCTTAGGAGTTTCACCTACGAGTAAATATCCCTTTGATACTGTTTTTACATATACTTCTGTATTTGCCCACATTGGGAAATCTACTCCAAGCTCCCATCCTAGATGGCTTGCATGGTTTGTTGCATCCTTTTTTGTCATTTAGTATTATTTAAGATTTATATAAAAATTATTAAAACTGTTTACGAAAATAAATCGTCTTCATCCCAGTTTTCGTTTTCACCTGCCTTCGAATAATCTGTAGGTCTAATAGCGAAAAAATCTGTATGTGTATGTCCACCTGTAAGGTGATAAAACCAATCTAATGCTCCGGCAGATTCTTCATCATATTCGATAACACTTTCATAGCCTAATTCATTAAGTTTTTCATTTGCTCTTTTCTTAATAAATTCTTTAAGGTCTTCTTTCTTTAAATTTTCTAGGTCTCCCATCTCAAACATCTTATCAATGAAGTTTAACTCCATTTCTACCATAATTCTTGCAGCTTCTTCAATTTGAGATTGAACGGATGATTTAAGGTCAGGATACTCTTCGCACATGTGTCTAAATAATTGACATCCCATTTTTGAATGCAAAGACTCATCTCTTACAGACCATTTCATCTGCTGTCCAATCCCCTTTAAAAGATTTCTCATTTGAAAAGAATATAAAACGGCAAAGGAACTATAGAGTGAAACGCCTTCAGCAAAGGCACTAAAAATAGCTAAAGACCTTGCAACGTCCTTTCTTGCATCATTGTTGTACAGTAAATCTTCATGTGTATAATCTGCCTGTGTTTCTAATAAAAATTCAAATTTGTCAGCAATAGAAGGTTCATGTAAAAACGCAGCGAAATCTTCCAATCCTAGCGTTTCATTTAAATATGAGTATGCTGTTGCATGAATAGTCTCTTGTGAACCGAACATCATAGCCATTTGTTTAATTTCATGTTTTGGAAACCAATGAGTAACCATACCTGTCCAATAGTCGGAAACTGCACATTCAGTTTGTGCAAACCCCAAAAGAATGTTACCTACCAGATTTTTTTCTGCTTCGGTCATATTTTCATTCCAATCTTTGACATCGCCTTGCATTGAAATTTCAGTATGTAACCAAAATGCTTGGGCTTGTTTTAACCAGCCTTCTGTATAATAGATTGGATATTCAAAGGGTTTGAATTCTACTCTCTCTTTAAATATTGAAGGTGTTTTTTGTTTATCTGTCGAGGTTGAAACATGTGAGGTTCCTAAATTTGCGTTTTCCATTTTTTCCATTTTTTTTACTTTCTTTATTAGACTACAAAAGGCCTTACAAAGGTAGGCCTTGGTGTTTGATATAGCCTATATATTTAAACACTAGCGGGCTATTGTCACACCGACAACTATTTTATTAACTTAATCTTTTTTCTAAGATTATTGGCTTTTGTAAAATAGTCGTATGACATTGACTTATATTCTTTTCTCTGAGAATATAGGTCTGAAAGAATCTTTTTTAACATAGAATCTTCCTTTCTGTAAGAAGCTCCGTTCTCGCAGATGATAATATCAGGGTTTTCTCTTTTCTCTTTTATTTTATCCTTCGGAACCATTTCTATAAAAGAATCCGGAGATATATTAAATTGTCTCATGATAGAAGGATATAGAGAAGCAAAGTCAAATGCACTGACACCTTCATAGAAACCTGTATTAGGTTCTTTTACAAAAGCGCCGGCATACTGTCCATCCTTCTTTCCTTCTTCTCTTTGTTCAGAGCCAATTCTTTTATTTTGCTCAGAGAGTTTACGAGCGATTAACGCTTCTGTTACAGCCACCGGTGACGATGCTTTATATAGAGGCATTTTTGTAATATTAGCCAGGGTTAAAAGTACTTCCATTGACTTTAACTTTTGGTCAATATAATATACTAAAACGGAGTCAACTACATTATAGTAAACATATTTAGTAAAGTTATCTTCATACAAATCTTGAAGAGAACCTTGATATTTAATTTTTTGTGTGTTTAGAACTTGACCTGCCACATAGTCTAGGGCGTTAGATTCTTTTACCTTTACTGACCTGTCATACTTATCATAAAGTTGCATGTAATCTATAATTCCAATATGAAGAGGTCGGGAATCATTTCTATCAACTTCCTGGGTCATACTAGCTTCTGAAACATCTATCTGTAATCTTTTACACCTATTAACAATATATTGCCAGTCATAGTTAATAAAGTTCCACCCTGTCATCATAGGAAACTTAGGTAGGAATTTCATTAAGAACGTATATACCATATCATATTCTGAATTGAACTTATGATATTTGAATTCCCATTCATCGTCAAAATTCTTAAAATATCCATTAGTATCGTTCTCAATCTTTTCAATTTGCTTAGGCGAGAGGTCTTCTAAACCAAGAACAATTGCTTTCTTGTCAGGTGTAATAATAGAGAATGTTAAAATTCTGGATTTAGCTTCTTCTGCTTTAGGAAATCCATCTACAATCTCTGTTTCAATATCTACGAAGTATGTCTTGGGCATATTATATGCAAAGATTTCTTCTTTATCTTTTTCTGGTAGATTATCTAAAAAGTATATTAAAGAAAATTTATTGAATCTTCTGGCATTACCTAACTTAACCGAGCGTCCATCCCAGTTTGTGTATTCGGTATTCTTTCCTCTATCTTTAGGGTCACAAACGTACCAGTTTTTAAATTGATTTATTGGGTATCTTTTAAAGGCAACCTCACCTTCAGTATTGTAGTAAGAAATAAATATTTCTTTTTCCTTTTGTTCAATATCTAATATCATTAATATCCTCGGTTTTGACGGTCATGGTTTTCTGCATTCTTCGCCATGTACAAGTTAACAATGTCTTTAGCTGTCATGCCGATTGAGATGGCAAAGTTCATATAAAAATGTAAACCGTCAATCCACTCATAAAATAACTCAAGCCTATCTTCTTCGCTTAAGTCGGATATTTTCATGTCTTTTGCTTTTTCATTAGTGGTTTTCCAATACTTCCAAGCACCTGAGCCGATGCCATCATTAATTCCACCTAATGCATCGAACATTTCGTTAAGTTCATCTGACATTGCATGTTTGTTAACACACCAAAAATCAGCGATATCTTTTAAGTTCCAATCTTTAAAATCAAAACCAAGTCTTTTTTGTAACTCAATCTGTTTATTGTAAACTAGGCCGAGCGTGTCGTTTCCTTCTTCATAGAAATCATTGACTTCTAAGTCTGAGCATTTGTTATCTGAATTTGCCATTTTTAAATCGTTTATTATTTTACTTAAAATAATGAATCTGTTTTTAATTCTACTGGTTTTTCTACTTTTCTTTTTTCAACTTTAATCATAGCTTCAAATAAATCCGTGTTAACCACTTCAGGTGCATTGTGTAATTTAGCGAGACGGAGAGAATTTTTTCTAAATTCATCTCTTCTTTCATGATTTGTTGCAAGCTCCATAATCTGTGGTATAGAAGCCTCTACGTTATCCCTATCAACAAATATCGCGAAATCTTTTAGTTCTATAAAGGGAACTCCTTCTGTCCTGTGGATGACGTGTTCACCCCAGTGTTTATCAAACAATGGAATAGTTCCAGCTGCTATTACCTCACACATTGCATATTCAATCATTGAACCATATAATCTTTCAGGAAGATTAAAGAACTCGGCTCCAAACATTGATTTTCCAAGTTCTCCCATTCCTTCAGCAAGATTGTAAGGTCCATAAATATAGAGCCTATCATCAACTTGTGGATATGTTACAGGATTCTTGACAGCATGTACTTCAAATATATCTTCTCTTAAAGTTTTTCTATCTTCTTGTAAAAACATTGGAAGAGCACCCATAGAGCGTTCAATTCCTCTTGCTTCTGTTACAAAATTATTTCCCTTTAGAAGATTCATAATAGTAAACATTCTGAAAGGGTCTTTAAATCCTGCAAACCTACCAAAATAAGTAACTCTCTTTTCTTGGTCTTCGACCGGAACTACTGTATTAGACCATGCATCATAGTCATAAGGATTAAGGTTCATTTCAATTAATGGAGTATCAGGGGCATGTTCTCTTAGCTTATTTGCAAAATTAGAGCGTGCAGAATAATTAAACATAGCGTCCATCGCTTTCATAACTTCCCAATACTTATAGTTCTTAGCAAGGTTAGCCGTGTTATGGTCTAAACAGTTTCCTATTTTAACAGGATTTTCAAGACCGTAAATACAATGTTCAATAAAGTCTTCGTTGAATTCATCACCTACTGACTTATGTGGGTATGATGTATAATAGACTATGTCATTTTGTTCTAATTTCTTTGCGATATTTGGAATATCTTTTCTTTTGAATTCTGTTGCAACAATGTCTGTCATCTTATGGCGAGGCCATCTTTTTTCGATAGCGGCATAGATGGTTGCATCATGGCCTTCTTTAATAAGCCAGTTGTAAAATTCGATTGTGTGTCTTGTGAGTCCACAGCCTTCAACTCCTTTTGCTAATACTAATGCTATTTTCATATTTAATTTAATTGTTTACCAAACGTCTTCTAACTCGTCTGTGTCTATTATCTCATCTTTTTCTGAATCTCCAAAGAATAAGGTTGCAGCAAACTTATCTACAGCCTTTGCAAGTTCTTCACTTTCCCATTCCATTTCACGGTCAGATGTCCATGCTTCGTCTCTTTTATAGATTTCTTCACCGGGCTGCTTTAAAGCAAAATACTGTTCGGAACCGTTATCATCTTCCATGACTCTAATTCCTAAAACTCTTTTATCTTCTAATTCTACGACTATTTGTTTAGTTTCTTGTAGCCAAATAGTTCTAGTAGGGTCAGTAACTTTTAATTTCATTTATGCTAAATTTTCACAATCTTCATGCTGTTCTATGTCACATTTTTCGTTTGTGTGATGAATAATAAGGTCATAGGCGCCAGTTTCTTCAGTAGTGCTTGCTGCCTTTAAAATATACTCTGCCTTTAAACCTGCCCAGCATTCTGAGAATTCCCCTAAATCAGTTGCATTTAATCCTGAATAATTTTTAGCAACTATCATTGGTCCTCCTGAAGGGTCGATCATGGATAAAATATCTGGGTCTTCTTGAAAACTAACTCGACAAAACTTTCCGCCTGTCACTCTAATTCGATCTGCATCAATTCTCTCGAATTGAATTAAATCACCGTATCTATTTCTATATACTGCTCTCATTGATGTAATTTTCTAGGCCCTGGATATACGCAACAGCATCGAGCAGATTATCTCGCTTATGATTGTAACTTTCTCTTGAAAATTTAAGAGCTATAAGAGCCATAAACATTTCTTTACCGGTTACCTTTAAACCTGTCATGCCATTAAAGATTGAAGCAGCTCTATCCATACCTTCTGAAAAAGGACCGTAAGCTCGGTCTTTTTCTTCACTTCTATTATTTACGATTTCGTCTGCTTCTTTTAAGATACTTTTGTCGATCATATTATTCTTTAATAGTTATACTGTCTCTTTAATTTTTGTTTTCGGTTTCTTTGCTTTTTTTACAGGCTTAGGTCTTTTTATCTTAGGCGCACCGGCTGATGGGAATCTTCCATAGTTGCCCATACCATCATAGTCCATTAAGTCTCCCTGTCCATGTCTTGCATAGTAGTTTCTCATTTCTGGGTCATTTAACATCTCCTTTCTTTGAGATTTGTGACCCCATGAAACTGCTCTTAGCAATGCAATAATATAGACTATAAAAATAACAGCACCGACAATAAACATTCCTGGCGTATTCATTATTTTTTATTTTTAAATTTTCTTCTTCTCATAGCTTTTCTAGCTGCAAGTGCTCTGTAGTAGTCATTTCTTCTTTGTCTGATACAAATTGCTAAGGCTAAAATTGATGGTACCCAAATACCAACAAATATGCCTTCTAATTGATACCCTGAAAACCATAAGCCTACTGAATATAGGAATGATATAAATGATAAAAATACAGGATAGTAAAGTGTCCAATATAGTTTAAGCTTTTCCATAATTGTTTTTTATTGATTTTAAAATTAGTGTTGCTATCATTATCATAGCGGTTATATTGATTGCATTAGGATGCCAGTGTTCTCCACAAAACCCTAATGCATGGTATATAAAATCTGTCATTTTGTTTTATTTTCTAGTTTATTTTTAAAACATATTAGCAAGTCTTGCACTCCATCGTTATATGCAAACTCTGAGGGGTGGTCCATATCTTCATGCTTAAACTGAATTTCTTCAGCACACTGTTCGATTAATTCAACCACTGACTCATTTATCTTACTCACCGTTTGATGTATTTTTCACAAGCTGAAAGTCTGTCGTCTGCGTCAACTACCATCTGAAGAGCTTCTTCTGCGTTCTTGTAGAAATCTTCAGTAGAGTGGTCTCCAATACCAACTGCCTTGTTATTTAATAAATCTAACGATAATAATGCTTTTTGTTTATCTGCTTCTGCAGATGCCTTTAACATTGTGTATAAATTACTCATATTCTTTTATTTTATTTAGTTCACTTATTTGTTCTTTTAAAAACTCTATGAATGATAGTGGAATATATTCTCCAATAACATTTCTGAGTTTATCGCTATTTAAAGCGTATCTTCTGTCATGTCCTAGTCTATCTTTAACATATTTAAAGTTAGGGGTTTTACCCAAAAAGCTTCCAATTGTTTCAATTATTTGAATGTTTTCCATTCTTTCACCACTTCCAATATTAAAAACTTCATTAACTTGACTAGATAACATTAAAGCGTATATGATATTTACATTATCTTCTACATCTATCCATTCTCTGACCTGAAGGCCATCTCCATATACGGGTATTTCTGAGCCATTTTTAATTGACTCTATGATTTTAGGAATAAATTTTTCTTTATGCTGATGAGAACCATAATTATTACATGTTCTTGTTATGATGTATGGTAAATTAAAAGTTCTACCCGCAGATTCAACTAAAAGGTCTGAAGCTGCCTTTGTAGCAGAATAATAAGAAGAACCTTTTAAATTAAAATTCTCATCTGCAACAACCTTCTTACTTATTCCATTTATTAGGTCAGCTGGATAATCATCCATATCTCCATAAACTTCATCGGTTGAAATGTGAATAAATTTCTTTAGCTTATCATTTTGTCTTGCACATTCAATAATATTATATGTTCCTTCTACATTTGTTCTGATAAAAGGCCTGCCATTTGTAATAGAGTTATCTACATGGCTTTCTGCTGCAAAATGTACTAAGTAATCATATTCTCCAAGGTCTTCTACAGTTACGTCGCAAATGTCTTTTTTGATTAACTTAACCTTTGCTTTAATGTTATTGGGGTTTGCAGCGTATGTAATCTTGTCTACTACGACAATTTCTGTGGTTGGGTTTTTTCTTTTTAGGAGGTTAACAAAGCTAGAACCTATAAATCCAAATCCTCCAGTAACGATTATTCTCATTTATCTATGTTTTTAGAGATGTTAGGATTTTGCTTTAAAGTTTGTATTGTAATCAAATCCTTAATCTTGGTTGTAGACCAGTCATGTGACCTAGTCGTATAAATAACTTCAATTGGAAGATTATCACCTGTAAATCTTTTACCGATGTAATCATCTCCTAGAATTCTAACATCTGGTTTGTAGAATTCCATTAACTTTACAAGGTCTTCTTCAGTTTGATATGTCACTACTTCATCTACATATTCAATTGCCATCAGTGTTTTGTATCTCTCATACAACGGAATAACGGGTTTATATTTAGTGTACCTTGTTTCTGAAGGGTCTTCTTGTAAAAAAACCATAAAATAATCACAATGCTGCTTAGCAGTCTCAAATGTGTAAATATATCCAGGATGTAACAAGTCAAAATTACCTGCAGTAAATCCTATAACGCCTTTCTTAGAGTCCATTTATTTGTAATTCTTTTAATTTTGTTCTTAACCATAATTGATGACTTATCCACTGAATATCTTCATCGTCTGAATGTTCTTGCATAACGCTCATAACTATAAAGTTGTCTATCATTTTCTTAGCAACTTTAAGCTGTAACATTGATTCACATGAGTCAATTGTTCTTTCTATCTTTTTAATAGCAGAAGGAGCCCATGTTCTAAAATTTTCAGGTCTCAAGTTAATCATCATCTAAAGTCTATTTGATTATTATATGTAAAAAATCTATTTTGTTTCAATCTCCTTTTTTCTTATGTTTCTTTTTTCTACTGTATTTAGTTTTATCTGGAATTGTTTGTTGTGTCAACTTTTTACTGATGTGGTGAGCAGCTTCCCCCGATGACCAACCTCCATTAAAGTTTAGTTCATCTTTATTTTTATTCTTATCTGCCATACCTATACTAATATACTAAAAAAACCCGAGATAAAAAAATCTCAGGTTATTTATTTTCAAAAAATTTGAATAAAATTATTATGCGTATGCTTCAATATCCCATTGGATTCTTTGCATTGGGTCATCGTATGGGAATTCTTTCTCCACCCAGTCAATTAGTCCCGGTTCAAACTCGGCATTCTTTGCCATATCAAATGCATTCTCCGCACCACCGTTAGAAGCAACTTCTTCTAGCCATTTTTCATATTTCTTTTGGCTCCATCTCTTCATGGCTTTCTTTCTGTTCTTCTCAGCCTCTTTCTTCATAGCATCTAGTTTAGCAAAATCTGCCCTTCTAAGCTTATCTTGTCTTAATCTAATTAGAACAGGATCGTTATAGTCGGTTATCTCGTTTACGAAGTTTTCAAAGGTTAAGTGAACTAATTTTTCTTGCATCTCTAACTCTCTCTTTCTTTTTTTCTTTTTCTTTTTCTGTTCTTCCTTGGCATCGCCTTTTCCGGCTGGAACATCACCAGAACCAAGTTCACTACCATTAGGTAAAGTTACAGGTCCCATTCCTCCGATATTAGCAGGGCTTGAATCTTCTTGTATGTCTTTTTGTTTATCTGACATTACCAAGCGATATCCATTTTAGCAAACTTATTCAATCTTTGCTTAATTGCTAATGCGTAAGACTTGGCTTCTTTTTGATAGTAGCTAGCACTACCATATCTAGAGCCTTTATCTCTTTCTTCTTCTTTCTTTGCGTTTGCATGATTTTCAGAATATCTTTGCCAGTCGTCCATAAGGCTTGTAATAAAACTAGTTATATCTCTAGCGGTAACATCTCTACCTCTAGGGTCTTTACCAACTATAAGGTAGCCATACTGATTCATCTCCTTTGTCTTGAAAGCATCTGTAAATAATTTGTGAGCTTTTTCAATTGTCTTTTCAACATCTTTATCGATTTTTTCTGGCTTGTCAGCTCTTTTAGCTAATATCATTTTATACCTATCCATGTTAGCTTTCTTAAAATCTTTTGGATGTTCGAATGCTATAGCACCTTCTTTTGCTCTTGCTCTTTCACCTCTTAGTGGTTCAGCGCTTGGAATAGCTGAAAGCCAAACTACATAAGCAACATCAGAAACAGAAGCAATTCTCTTAGCGTTTCCTAAGTTAAAACTCCAGCTTCCTTGTAAATTTAGAGAAGAACCTGGTGAACTAGTTCCTGATTTAGGATACCTGTCTTTAGCACTCATTCCTTCTTTATTAGTTTTACGGTATCTTGCACGATCAGACGCTGGTTTTACACCTTTAGAATAGTCAGTATCTCCTCCATGGTGATTAAACGTAGGTTCAAATATTTTTCTATCACCGTCAGTAACACCTATGATTGAGTTAGAAGGTATATTACGAGTATGTCCGTCTTTAGCATAAGGATTTTCCTTCTCTCTTGTAGAGATATAGAATATAACAACATCACTATGTGGATACTTTTCTTTATACGCTTTTTCAGGGTCTACTTCTGTAATGTTCTCATCTCCAATTTTATCAATAGGAATTTTTGACATATTGTAAATTCTTTTAAGAAGTTTCTTGTCGTTTGACATTTTTAAGATTCTTGCCAACTTAGTAGATTTAATAGCCTCTAATAACATATCGTAATCAGCTTCTTCAACAGACTCACCTGCAAACCTACCATAAATTTCCATCTTACCTGACTTTAAATTCTTGATAATGTCGTTTACTGAATCTTTAACGTTACCGTAGATTTTCATACTGTCTGCTGCATTAACTATCTCGCCGTTATCGCCGATAAAATAAGAACCTCCTGCAAACTCATCTTCATCCTGATCGAGGTCGAATCCACCTTCTTCTAAAGAGCCTTTAGAAAGTTCATAGTCTTTTTTATCTACTTTAGCTAAAGCTTTTATTAATAGCTCAGCTGCTTTTTTTGTTCCTGGTTTACTTATCTTAAATTTTTCATCAACTGACTCTGATTCAAGTAAGTAATCTTTAAATGCTGTAAAGATTTTCATGCCTTTTTTATTTTGATTTTCGTTAATTGTAATTCCTTTTAAAATTCTTTTTCCAAACGTTGAAAGACTAATACCTTCTTCCGATATGCTAAAGTACTTTTGATTTCTCTTTAACCATCTTTTAGAATCTAATGAAAGTTCAGATAAAATTTTGTTAAACTCATCTTGTGTAAGTTTACCGTCAGAAATATATTCTAAAATTTTATTTCTAACTCTTGCTGTTTTACCAGCTGTTCGTGCTGGGTGATTTTCAGTATATTTTCTTTTGATTTGAATTCTTCTTTCGTTTATGAACTGTTCTTGCATTTTCTCTACCTTTTCCCATTTACCTGAATCTGATATTGATTTTGTAGCATCTGAAAATTCTTCTGCAGTATCTACGGATTTCTTATAGTCAGCTCGTAAAGTCTCTTTTGGGTAATTAGTACACCATGCGTTTTCACCATCCCAGTAAAAGGTAGTTCTATCTTTTGGTCCTTTACTTCCCCATGGAATTCCATCTTCTCCTGGTATTTGTATATATGTAGGGTTGCTACTGTGTCCGTCTGTCCAAAGAATTGCACTTTTCATACCAGTGTGACCTAGTTTTTTAAGCTTCGCAAGATTCTTTTTGCTAAGGTTAGGGTGAAGCTGATTGGCTTCTAGAAGCAAATTCTTATTTTCTTTAGTGAATTCTTCAAATACTTTAACTGATTCATTTAAATCATATTTAGTGATAGCCTTTAATAACTTAGATGCAGCACCTTCTTCACCAATGTGTTTTAAGTACTGTACTGTGCCGTTTGCAATAGCATAACCACTCCAACCTGCCGCTTGAGAAATAGAAGTATACATATCACCTAATTTCTTTACCTTTGCTTTAGAAGCTGCACCAATCGCTTTAGAAGTTGGAATTTCTCTATGGAAGTTCGCATCTTGCATTGCATCTGCATACATTTTGGCAATTGAAGGTAAATCAGTAACACCTGTCTTTTTCCAAGCAGTAGTCACTTTATTATTATCTCTTTTACCTTCGGTAACTGATTCATTTGCACTAAAATAAAAATCCTTTAAGAACTTTTCTACATCTCTTTTACCTTTATGTTTAATGTATTCAGGTATACTAAATACGTCTTTTAAAAACTCGGAAAAGGATTTTGCTTCTTTTGCCATTAAATCAAGTTCACTCATCATCCCTTCATTAAAAGTAGATTCTCCAATACCTGCAATATCTGAGTATTTAACTTCATGTTCTTCTCCGTCTTGATCGATTGCAAATACAACATCATCGTGCCACATTTCTGCATTATCTTTATTATTAGAATCTGGGTTGTAAACTATTAGTTCAGTGCCGTCTCCTAACTGAATAAACATGTCGTCCTTATTCTTGATTGCTTTTAATAACTTTTTCTTGTTATACTTAGCTTCATCTAATATATCTCTAACTTCATTCTCGAAGTGAGCTGTAGCTTCTACTTCTTCAGTAAGAATAAGCTGTATATTTTTATCTTTTCCTGCAACTGCAGAATCTAATTCTTTTTCTAACTCGGCCTTTTCTTTATTAAGTGCTCTAAGTATTTCTAGAAGTTCGGCTTTTTTATCACCTTTGGCAGCTTTCCACTGACCAACAGTCTTCACCATTTCAGTAGCAACAGCTTCTAGGTCTTTAGATATTTTATTAATCGACCTTTCGTTAAGAAAATTTTCAAATGTGGTTACTTTTTTCATATCTTATATATCTAGAATTTGTTTTATTATGGCTTAACTCTAAACTTACATTTGTTTAGGGTAATAGAATGTAGTTGTAATTTATCAGTTGTTCCAGGAAGATTTTTCTTAAAGTGGTATTTCTGTATAGTCTTACTACCTGGTTTACCGGTAGTTGAAATAAACAAGAACTTTTCTTTAATTCCTCCCATACTCTTTATTAATTCAGTGTGTATCTGGTCAAATGTTTTTACCTTGGACTTGGCTTTAGCAGAAAGAGCTGACTTTATTTTATCAACCGTTTTACTATCGCTTAAGTTTCCTAAGAGTACTTCATTATATTTAACTGTAATTTCTCCATTAGGGCCAGGTCCTAATTTAAATTCTCTATCTTGACCTACAGGAATTTCCTTGATTGCAGATAGATGTCTAAATCTCTTTCCATCGGGAGCCGTTCCCCATTCACCAGATGTAAATCCATCTGCTAACTTTTTTCCTGCGTCTGTATTAGGGTCTAGTTCAGGTATTGAAAATTTAACCTCATTATATAGAGCTTTAAAATCGTCTATAGTTTTAATAGAGAGCTTAGCATGATTTGCTCCTAACTGCCATCCTTCTAAGAAACCAGCTCCTGTTAATTTAGCTTCTTTTAATTCACACTCATCAAAAACAGAACCGTTGTCATCAAATAGATTTAAATCAACTGTCGCACTTCCTCCACCTACTGTTAGGTTTTCAACAATGTATGCTAGCATTATTTCTCCTGCACCAATACCTTGAATCTTTTGCTTAAACAATAGATTCATGAATTTTGATTTCTTATTTAAATATTGAAATACTTTCTTAAAAGAACTATCATCAAATTTAGTAAGCTTTAATCTACCTGGCCAAGGTTCTTTACCGCCAAACAGCTCTTTATTAATTCTATCATAAAGTATCTGTTTATGTTGAGCGTTAGTTTGCTGAGCTAAAGTTAGCCAGTTACCCACACTACTATGCGCGTTTTCATTAATCGCATTATTCATCGCTCTTTCAAAGTCGTACCTATCCATTAGTTATCAATAAATTGTTTAAAGGTTAAAACTGATTCTTTAATTTCTACATCTTCTGATGAGTTAACTGAATCTTCTAATTTTTTCTTAAGTTCTCCAAATAATTTGTGAAGGGATTTTGGTGTCATTTTCTTAAACGACTTTTCATCTCCATCTAACATTGCATTTCTAACTTTAGTAGCTGAAATGTTATTATCTGTTCTTGGAATCTCATATAATCCAAAATCACTTTTTACTCCAAGGTCTTCTCTATATTTGTCATTGTTTACTTGATAACCATAAACTTTCATTCTATCACTACCAGTTCCCCATAATACAGGTTCATACTTTGGTCTCATTTCATTGAACATTACGTCAATAGCTGCAGTTGGAATTACATATATTTCTTTTAAGAAAGGATACTGCTTCTGTACTGCTTTAAACATTTTAAGTTGAGTTGCCTCATCATAAGGTCTTTTAAAAGAATCTTCTTTCTTTTTGTTCTTAGCCTTAACTAAGAAAACTACAACAGGAAAACCATTCTGTTTGTGAATAGTTTCTAAAACTTTAGCATGACCTAATGTAAAGGGTTGAAATCTACCAACAAACATATTTACTGGCTCTTTACCCTGCTCTTTGTACTTTACCGTAAGAGCTTCATTTACCGTAGATTGTTTTACTTTATTATGAAGCATATAGTTTTTAAAATTATAGACCTCGTTTTTATCTGTATTCTCTACAAAAACTATCGTATCTATTTTATCCACTATTTCATTTAACCTAGCGATCATATCTTCATCTAGTATATCGCTTGTCTTTGTTTTCTTTTTTCTAAACGATCCTAAGGTTATTTTAAATAACTCTGCTAAGACTGGATTCGAAACATACTTTAAAGTTGTTTCATTTTTCAGATATTTTGTGTTTAATTTAAAAACACTAGAGTCAGCAAAATCAGCGCTTTCAAAATCAACACCAATATATTTAGTAGAATTTTCTTTAAGATACTCATTAAATACAGCTGACATCAATTCCATGTATCTATAATCCGCTGATTCTTCAGTAAGTTGAATGCTATCTAAATCATATTGTGTTAAATACTCTAACATATCAGTTATTGTTAACTGATATATGTGGCTAGAGCTTCTCTTCTCATTTATTTTTCTAGTAAAGTCTTCAAGTTTAAAAGACCTTATTTTTCCGTTTTCTGAAAAGCTTAAAATTAATCCATCTATTTCTTTTTCTAAATCTTCAGATAATGAAGTTCTCGTAGATGCCTTTTCAAACATCTTAAATATTTTCATTGTAAAAGATGTTTTAGCGTCTGTATTTATATCATAATCAAACATAGATTCAAACTCTTTATCGGAGATTGATAAAAGTTGTATCAATTCTTTCTTCTGATTTTCATCTAGAACTCCGTCAAAAATAACGTTTGGAGATTGAACCTCTAAAATACCTGCCCATTTCTTTAAAACGCTTGGATCGCTAATAGTCTTTTTAACCTTACCATTAAATCCAATTTGTTGAATGTGATTTAAAATAAGAGAATTTTTTGGAATCTCATCATAGTTGTATTCTGATATTTTAGTATCAGGTAAATACTCAAATCCAAACTTCCAATCGTTAGGTAAGTCTTCCTTTATAGAAGCATCTAAACTTTGAATGTGTTTAATACCTGCTTCATACAATTGAACGACTGTTCTATCGACCATATTCATAGCTTCACCCTTACCAGATTTATAGTATTCAAATCCATCATGCTTCTTTCTAAAGTGGAATGAAGGAGCTGATAACTTCTCAGTAATAACTACTCTATTCTTTAGCATCTTACTAAATGAATTGATGTTAGCGGACTGAAAATGTTCTCTAAGTTTTTGTAAAGCCATTATATGCGTTTTAAATTATTTCTTCTTTGGTCGACCTCTTCTCTTCTTAGCTTTTCCAGTTGCAGCGTCTACAACATCTTTAGCCTCGTCAGCGACTTCTTTGAGTTCTTCTTTTACGTCAGCGATTTCTTCTTTGACTCTTTTAACTCTTCTTTTTACTTTTTTCTTAACATCTGCTACTTTTTCCTCGACTTCGTCAGGAATGTAATCTCCGTCAGCATCTGTAAGCTTTCCCTCTTTGTATGCCCATAAAAGTGCACCTGCACCAATAACTAGCAATACGATAATAAATGTAAATATACTCATGTTATCTTGTGTATTTAATTATGCCCATTAGTTGATTAATAGCAGCGAATGTTCCAGTGAGTTTAAATAATCTTCCGTTATATTTAAATACTACACCTTCACTAGGAACTATGGACTCAATTCCTCCGATGCTTTCGAGTCTCTTTAACTCTTTTTCTACTTTATCTATTTGACTTAGGTCTCCGTTCTTTTTTATCTTACCGGATTCTGTTCTAATTTGTTTGTGAAGTCTCTGTTTTTCTGCATCAGGACTAGCTGCTACAAAATTAGAAACGTTTTTAAGAACATCTGCCCCTAATTCTAAAAATAAGTTTTCAAAGGGTAAAATATTTTCTTTATATTTTTTACCTGATATTTTGTCAAATTCTCTAATTCTTTTAAGTTGGCCTTTGTCAACAAGTTTTGCAACCTCTCTCATATTAAGAGTTTTCTTATCACCGTATGCCCATCTTAACAACATTCCTTCTTGAGCATCTGTTGGTATGTCTGAAAACTCAGATTCTATTTGACTTCTCCACCAAGCTTCATGATACATTTTAACTTCATCCGTATCTGTAAGCTTATATGTGTCTCTTAATGAATCTATTTTCTTATAGTAGTAATTTACTCTATCGTCAAAGTTAACATCTTTAGCTATCTTTAAAATTTGTGGTGGGATGATTGTATATGTTTGTTGAACATCCTTCTCTATCTTTTGAATCGCTTTAGCTAATTCGGTTCCCAGTCTCTGCTCTTCACCTGTTATATTTCCTTGACCATCTGTATGAACTATATTATGAAATTGTATTAAATTTCCTCTATCATAGTTTATCACGTTCGGATTCTTAGTGAAAATAATTTCCATGTTTACAAATGATTTACCATCATTGAACATAGACTGGTCTTTTAAAGAGGTAAGGGCAGCGTCTAAGTCTTTAGCTGCTTTAATATATGTCTCTTCCACTAGAGCAGAACCATGGCCAGTAAACATTGCAATAATTCCTTTTAAATCTAAAGGTGCAATAAGCTGTCCTTTGTTTCTAGAGAAGATTGTTTTGCCATTTTTTACACTTGCAAAAAGATTTTGGCCGTCCGTCTTCTCAGTAGGAGCTTGTTCAAAATCTAATTTACCTTGTAAAGCACTTGTCACTATTCTTTTAAAATCTGCAAAAGTTAAAGAGTTATCATCAAATGGATGGGCCATGTGACCCGCAGCACCACCTTCTAGAATAAGAGAGGACTCTTCTTTCGAAGAGTCATATCTTTCCACTATAAATTCTTTGTATGATAGGATTTTATTCATCTTATGAAAGGGGATTTTATTATCCTAATGAAGATTGTAATGCTCCAACCATTGCTCCATAGTCTTCTCCATGTTTATCAACTAAACCGTCAACTACTTCCTGTGCTTTAGCCTCATCAAATTCATCTCCAAAAGCTTGTTTTAAAACTGAGAATGCATATTCTTTAAATTCTTCTGCTGACTTTACTTCAGCTTCAGTAACTTCAGACTCGCCAGTAAATTCTTCAGCGTTCTCTTTGTCTTCTTTATCTACATCAGTAACTTTAAACTTTTTACCATCAACCTCAAACTCATCTTTACCATCTGCAATCGCCTTTGCTCTAGCAGCTCCAAATTCATTTCCTTCTTCAACGTCAACTGATTCTTTAATACCTAAGAATTTCTTAGCCATTTTTAATAAATCATCGTAAGTAAATTTACCACTTAAAGCATTTGCTTTGATAGTACCTTCTTTTTTACCATTAGCGTACATTGAAACATGGTCAAATCCAATACCTTCTGTCCATGGTTTTTTAGGGTCGAAACCAAGCTCAGCCGCTAAAGTAGCAGAAAGAGATTTCTTTCCTAAGAATTGGTCATTGTAACCTAATTTACCAGCTTTTCTATATGCATTTTCGTTAATTGCTTCTTCATTGACTTCAGTAGATTCAAATGCAGGCTGTAATCCATCATAAGAGTAGATGTCTGCCATATACCATTTACCGTCTCTTTCATCAAATAGGTAAATATATTCTGCACCGCCATCTTGGCCAGCATCTTTAACATACTTATCTAATTTATTAATGCTACCTTTCGTTGAAGCACCATCATCATAAAAGTTAATTTTATTGAATGCATCTAATCCACTACCACCACCTTTAGCAAC